CTGCACAATGGAGCTAAAAAAGGCAGCTCGACAGGAGTGGGAGAAGAATAACCACCACGACTTCATCGTTCTAGGCTTCACGGCAGAGGAAAAGCACAGGCAGGATCGGTTTTCGCTAATGGAGCGAAGCAATGACATCCCCGTGCTCATTGACGAGGGTATTTCTAAAGCTGATTGCTATCAAATTATTCAAGAAGCTGGCATACGATTGCCAGAGATTTATTATTTAGGATACCCGAACGCTAATTGTATTGGATGCGTAAAGGCTTCAAGCCCGACGTATTGGAATCACGTAAGAAAGATGCACCCCGATATATTTCAGCGACGAGCGGAGCAATCCAGGGACATTGGTGCAAGGTTAGTGAAGGTTAAGGGTGAGAGACTTTTTCTTGATGAGCTGGACCCTGAAGCAATTGGTCGCCCAATGAAAAATATGGAAGTTGAATGCGGTATCTTTTGCGGCCTATGATTAGAACATTCTTATACGCCTACACTCAGGTTATGTTAGTTGTAATTAACACTTGGCAGGTCGCTCATCAAAAATTCTACGAAGCTATCATTATCGGTTTCCTTATCAGCCTAGTGTGGACATTCAACGTAAAAAGAATTGCATTTGGTGAGTGGAAAACTAGATTAACTTACTGCATCGGAGCTTCTCTTGGGACTGCCTCAGGATTAATTATAACCAAATCAACATACCTATGACTTACTTATCACAAAACCAAATCAAGGAGTTCCGGGAGGCTAACAAGCCAATCTCCTGTCCCATCTTGGACATTAAGACAAAGGACTGGGTGCTGGATCACGACCACCAGACCGGAATGGTCCGAGGTGTAATCTCTCGCCAGGCCAACAGTCTTCTCGGAAAGGTTGAGAACTTTTTCCTCAAGATGTGCAAGGGTGATAAGGAAAATCTGCCAAATACTTTAGAGGCAATGGCCGCTTACTTGGAGCAGGAGATGACCGATGTCCTTCATCCCGTAGGACTTACACAACTTACAAGAAAGTTCGCAAATTCCTTGACATCCGCCGAACAAGTAGCAGAGTTGAAAGACCTAGGAGCAAGTGAAGGTGATCTTGCTTCTTGTAAAAATCAAAAGCAGCGCAAAGAGCTGTTCCGTAAACTAACCAAGAATAAATATGAGTAAAACAGAAACCAAGAAAGATAAGATGAACATACAACAGAAACTACAGTTAATCCAGGCGGAGCTTAAAGCACCCAAAGGACAGACTAATAAGTTCGGAGGGTATCGCTATCGCTCCTGTGAGGACATCCTTACTGCACTGAAACCTTTGATGTCAAAGTACGAATGCGCTTTAGTCATCACTGATAATATCGTCGAGGTCGGCGGTCGAGTTTACGTCAATGCTACTGCGTCACTTGGCGATACGTTAAGCGGGGATTTCCTCAACGCTAATGGATTCGCTCGTGAGGCTGAGACAAAGAAAGGTATGGACGATGCCCAGATTACGGGCTCCGCCTCATCCTACGCCAGAAAATATGCATTGAATGGCCTCTTTGCTATTGACGATACCAAAGATCCGGATGCTACTAATGACCACGGCAGCAAACTACCTAAACCTACAACCAAACAATCACAAGGATTCTAAGCGGAACATTCTGTTGCGCACAAATATTATGGACTTACGAAACGAAATCATTGATGTCATCTCCAGCATTCAAATGCTTGACAACCATTACGAAACTATCATCAAGGAGATGAAAGAAAATCTTGAAGCAGTACACCTGCACAATAACCTCTTGGATAAGCAGAACCAATTGCTTAATCAGAAAATCGATGCACTTGCTAAACACTTGAGCGTCAAGCTAGAACAACCTGACACAACCATCCGTGCTGTAAAGCTGGATGAAGATGTCTAAAATCATAACCAATAACGAAAGTAATATTATGTCACAATACGATAACACTAACTCCGGTACATTCTTCGTCAATGACCGTAAAGAAAAACCAAATCATCCTGACTACAGCGGGAAGATTAATGTCGAGGGCAAGGAGTACTACCTCAAGGGCTGGAAGAAGACAGCCAAGAGCGGTACTAACTTCTTATCCCTGGCATTGAATCCAGTGGACGCAGCACCCGCAGGTAGCTCATCTGAGCCAAAAGCTGCAAGTGCGCCAACCAATGACAACACCCCATTCTAAGGATGTCCTCATCTTCATTCGATAAGATCTGGTGGGAAACATTCCGGCGTGCTGAGGTAAGTTCTATTTTGGAACTAACCGCTCACAAATGCTCGGATTACACAGGAGGCGAAAGCTGCGATAACCCCTTCGCAAACTTCGATGCTTCCTCCGAGTTCGGTGTTCATCCCTTAACAGGTGTTTGCATTCGGATGCAGGACAAATTCCAGAGAGCGAAGGCTTTCTGTAACGACGGTCAGCTAAAAGTAGTTACTAATGGCGACCAATCCAAGGACATATTCCGCGACCTAATTGGCTACTCGTTGATAGCCATAGGGATGCTCGAAAGAGCAGAGTCGGAGTAAGTCCCTGTGCTAAGATGCTTGCCCCTTACAATTCGGTAGGGGGCAAGTAATTCTTATGACTCAACATAATAAAATAGACCGCAACGAAATGACTAAAATAAAAGAAGCCGCCGAAGTATCTCTCTCCATCTATAATTCAATTGATAGTTATAGGTTGCCGGAGGTGAATCGTGTAGCCCATAATTCTCTTGGACAAGTCCTTCGTTCTCTGGTAGCATTACTTGAAAATGAACGAAATAAACCTACTGACGACGAACCAGCCACATAGTGCCGAGGCTGAAAGAAAATTAATAGCATCCTGCCTATTCCCAGGTGACGCATCCGTATATGATATGGTCCGTCCTTTACTGGAGGCCGAGGATTTTTACGTACTAAGATTTAAATTACTGTACCAAGCTATAGGTGACCTTGCTCAACTGAGTAAGCCTATTGACGAGGTGTCCATTGCAGAGCACCTGAAGTCCCTCAGGGGGCTTGATGAGGTCGGGGGTATAGCAGGTATCCTATCGGTAGCTGACGGCGTTTACAGCGAACTCACAGCCAAGTTCTATGCGAACATCGTAGCAGAGAAGGCTAGGCTCCGTGAGATTATGCGGTCCTGCCGGATTGCTGTCGAGAATGTGGAGTCCGAGGCTCTTAGCTATGACGAGATTCGCAGCACCCTTGAAGCCGAGATTACTGCACGTCCCTTATTCAGCCAGAATAAATCAGGGATCGGTTCGTCAGCCGACGAACTACTGGAGGACATCGCTAGGATGCAGGCAGGTGACTACGTACCCGACGTTGTTAAGACGCATACCAATCACTTGGATAGTGAGCTTGGCAATCGGGGCATAGCCGCTGGTGAAGTAATGACTGTAGCTGCACCTACCTCCTGTGGTAAGTCAGCACTGGCCCTGTACATTGTATCCCAAGCTGTAGCAAAGGATGGTCACGCCTGTGGAGTCTTCTCCTTGGAGATGCCACAGAAGCAGCTTACTAAGAGACTGACGCAAGTTATCTCCGGCGTTAACCTGCGCAGCGTGGAGGACAACGTAGCCCAGCCAGAGCAGGTCAAGCGGGTTCACGAGACTATCTCTAATCTCAAGACAATGCCCGTGTACACCTCGCACTCAGTCAAGAGTGCCGATGATCTATACAGCCAGACCCGACAGTTCGTTAACAAGCACGGCGTGAAGCTACTGGTCATTGATTACTTACAGCTTATACCATTCTCTTCCAAGATGGGTAAGGCCGAGGGCATCGCCAGTATCTCTCACAAAATTAAGCAGATGGCTATTGATCTCAATATCGCCATTATCCTACTAGCACAGGTCAACCGAGAGGGAGCCAAGAATGGCCGACTTAAACTGTATGACCTAAAGGATTCCGGGGACATCGAGAATGATGCCGACGTTGTTCTGCTTATGTATCCCTCAAACGGAGATGTTGAATCCTCTAAGGATAGAGATGCTCGTGGAGGTTTCACCCGTCTCACCTACGAGATAGCTAAGAACCGTGAAGGTGAACGCGACATCGGAGGTACGTTTAAATTCTATCACTGCACAGGGAGGTTCGGATAATGACAGAAGAACAAGTAGCACAAAATATAATGTTGGCTTTTCCCAAAATGAATAAGCTGATCAAAGCCGAGGACGAGTTCAGTCCTTTTGATTACGAGAGCATTGATTACTTAGTTGAAATCAAGGTACGCCGAAAGGCATATGACCCCTGGATTATTGAGCAGCTAAAGCTTGATACCAATATCGGTATCGCTGAATCAGTAAAGAAGGACTTCATCTATGTCAATGGATACCAACATCTTCTGTATGTCTGGAATATATCTAAGCTGATTCGGGATGACTACGACTTCGGGTTCGAGGATCGTGAGATGCCTTGGACTACGGACTTTGAAGCAGTACAAATAATAACCAAGCGTACCGGTTACCTATACAATCGCAGCGCACACACCATCAATACACAAGAACTATGATAGCTACAGAAACATCAAAGGATATAATCGTAAACGGAATAAGGGTAACCTGCTACTCGGATGGCAGTGTAGAGAGGCACGGACGTTCTAATCGAGGAAGATCATTCGGCTATGATGATGGAAAGGGGTATCGGAGCTTGGGCGTAGGATTGAAAGTCCTTAGCGTTCACGGATTAATCGCAAGAGCCTTCCTTGGACCTAGACCGGACAACCACGACATTGATCATATCAATGGAGATAGTTCAAATAATGCACCATCCAACTTGCGGTATGTCACACACTCTCAGAATCTTAGGGGATCACGAAAGATAACAGGTAATTCTAAGTATCGGGGAGTGCGCTGGCCAGCTGGCAAGAAAAAATGCCGAGTCACAATTGATGTAGGTAAAGGCAAGAGCAGGAGGCGGTACGAACTGGGCTACTTTGATGACGAGAAGGATGCCGCTATCGCCCGTGATACCTTCTGCTACGAGGCGTTAAATTATCCACTAGAAGGGTTAAATTTTCCCGAGTTATTTGTTGACAGAGAGAAGGCTTCCGTACAAGTTCAGAGAATGCAAGACAATGAAGAAAACATTGAAAGAATCCAGACCCAGATCGATATGATTCGGCAGGAATCCAGGCTTCTATCCTACCGCATTGATCGTATGATTGATCAGCGAAAGGAACTCCAGGATGAGAAGCGCAACCTAAAAGATTTACTTATCAATTATAAGAACCCATAGTGTATAATACTTATCAGTGAGTTTGCGTCCTTGTTCTCACTGAAATAACAAGGTAAGCTGTTGGAGTAATCCGCAGCGGGATCGGTTTATGTCCTATTTGATTCCTTGTTTCGTTACGGTAGCCCCGTCCTTTTTATGTGGAGGACGGGGCTTTTCGTTACCTTGGGTACTGCTGCATTTGCATTCGACGTATGACGGCCTGTACGTCACTGCGCTTGAGCTTGCCAGCCTCGTAGTCATCCCGCAGCATCTTCATTGCCATCTCTTCCGGCATCTTGCCAGCTAGCTGTACATAACGTGCTCTCTTATCAATGCGATTGGAAGGAACACTAGTTGATATAGGCATATCGGGGACCGTACCAGTCATTAGGTTTTGAACCTCTGACTTAGTAAATGTTTTCCTTAGACTTTGCTTGATTGCCTCTTCCGATGCATCCAGTGTGCGCAGGTTATTTACGTGACGTATGCCCTGCTCCATCTGTGATTGGTAAGTTCTATTCAATTCTTGATAAGCACCTGACATATCATTGTCACGGTAACTGGATGCTGAATATTTAGATCTGATACCAGCAAAGCTTTTCTTCATATCCCGGAACTTATTCTCAGCACCCTCTATCATACCTAGATTGCGAACGCGGTAACCCAGAGTATACCTAAGGGCATTGTCCATTGTGGTGCGCTCATCTAGTTTCTTTAAATCGGAGTAAGTACCAGGGGTAAAATTCTCACCCATATACCAGCTTACAAGGTCAAGGTTCTTAGATAGGCCGTCAACCTTGTCCGAGATGCGGCGACCGTTGGCATCCATATTGTTTATTGCGGCCACCATATTCTTCATATTGATAGTAAGGTCACCACCGAACTTACTCCACATTGAATCAATTGATCGACCCGCTGCATCCATAAAGTTGTCGCCACGTAGTGCTGAACCAACAACTGATGATAGTTCAGCGGTTGGAATCTGATACCCGAAGTTAGCTATTCTAATTTTGTCGCCATCCTTACGGATATGAAGTGCTACATTTTCTTCCCACGGAGCTAGAACCGTCTCACGCATTGCTTTCTCCTGCTCTTCATCAATGCCACCCTCCCGGTTTAGCACCATCGGTATAGTAGATCCAGCCGAGAGAATAGCACTCAGTGCAGCCATACGCTTGAACCCTTCATTCTTGATTCTGCGCAACGTATCATCATTCATCTGAACACCGTACCTCTCCTG